TTTCTTTGTTATCTTAGCTTTCTTTGTTATCTTAGCTTTCTTTGTTCGCTTACCCTTCTTTCTTATTTTTTTAGATTTTTTTGTTATTTTTCTTTTTTTACCACCATGACGAGTAGGACGATGATCATTTAATGATAGATTATTCATATTTGAACGATAAGGAATACTTGGAATTTCTTTATATAATTTGTGTGTACTACTATCAATTTCTGAATTCATATTTATTGTTACAAAGCTAGGTGTTTCGTTATTTATTTTAAATTTAAAAATATTACCTTCTTCTTCTACAAATTCTACAGTATACATCCATAAAGTTTGATCGTTTTCATCCTCAGGTTCAGGATTCCAAATATGTAAAATATATGATTCTCCAACCACTACATTATTTATGTCTATTTGTTCTAGTCTCATCGTAATATATATATTATATTATAAAAAAATTGAAATGAAATGCTTAAAAATTACAATTATTATATACAAGATGAGTGATATTTTACGAACCACGAGTGAAATTGATATTGATAAACAACATATAATAACATTATTTAATACGCATGTTAAAGGTATTGAAATATGTTTAGAAGGACAAAATATAAACCATTGTGGAAAAGAGGGACATTGGTTAGAAACAAAAATGGGTATAAAGCATAACGCAAAAAATGAACCTGACATTAATGGTTATGAAATGAAAAAATCTTCAAGTAAAACCACACTTGGCGATTTTAGTGCAAGTGAATATGCGTTTTCAGGAAAAAATAAAAGAAACAGCATTAATACCCTCAACAATTGGACCGATGAAATAAAATTAAGCAGAAGCGAATTTATTAAGACATTTGGAAATGCAAATCCAAGAAAGGAAAACAGATATTCGTGGTCTGGAAGTTGTGTTCCAATATACAATATTTGGAACTCGAGAGGACAGATATTAACGGTAAATGAAAATAATGATATAGTCATTTATTATTCATTTTCAAAGGATACAATAAGTATAAAAACAGATTTTCCATTATTCTTACAAAAAGATAATATTGTAATTGCTTTATGGAAATCATCAAAAATGAAACCACATATTGATAACAAGTTTGATAAAAAGGGGTTCTTTATATGTAAAAAAATAGGCAATACATATGAAAAGATTTGTTTTGGTAAAGCATTTGATTTTGAATATTTTATCAAATGCATAAAAAATAAAAAAATTATATTTGATAGTGGAATGTATGATGGAAATAGTCGTAATTATTCTCAATTTAGAGGATCACATTTTTGGAATGAATTAATTACTGAAGAGTATTAATTACATGCTTACCAAGATAATATGCAAACTTACACGCAACCGCATTACCTATTTGCATTATTTGGTCTTTTTTATTTCCTTCTAAATAATAATCGTCTGGAAAACTTTGTATTCTTTTTAATTCTAATATAGTTAATCTTCTAATTTCTTTTTCATTATATTGAAACAAAGCATCATATCCATCTTTCCAATATCTTGCTGGAATTGTATATGAAGGTTTATTCATGTTTAAGAATTGAGCACCAAATCCTGCACCCCTTTCTTTAGATCTTGCTTTTTTATTAATTATTCCTTGTATCGCTCTTTCACTTAAATAATATGATTTATCAACATCTTTTTTATCTAATAATATAGTTTTAACAGCAATTCTATCATCTTTTGATTTGATTATTAATTCTGGTTCTTTTGGTATTATGTTTAAATCTTTACGAATACCTATGATAATAGTTCTTCTTCTATTTTGAGGAACTTCAAAATCACTAGCATATAATTTATTAATAATACAATTATAATTTTTATTTAGTTGTTCCATTATAATATCAATTACATTTTCACCACTTTCTGTTTTTTTTGACAACATGCCAATTACATTTTCCATAATAAATGCTTTGGGTTTAAAATAATCAAGATATTTTACATATTCCATAAATAAAGCATTTCTTGGGTCATTTTTATCTCTTTTTCCAGCAATACTAAAGCTTTGGCAAGGTGGACCACCAACTAAAATATCTACAATTTTATTTTCTTTATTATATAATTCATTAAATTTTTCAGGAGGTAATTGCGTTAAGTCTTCACAAAATGCTTTATGATTATTGTTTTTATTATAACTTTCAACCGCTTTATCCCAAATATCTATTCCAGCAATTACATTCAATCCTGCATCAGTTAAACCTTTTGACATACCACCGCAACCACAAAACAGATCAATTACATTTAATGTTTTTGTATCAACCTCATTAATTTGCATATTTTGTGGTGGTATTTCCTCGTTTGATAAAATTATTTTAGGTTCTTCAACAACTTTGTTTTTTTCGTTAATTAGTTCTATTAATTGTGATTTATTTTTTGAACTGCACTTTATAATACCCAAATCTTTACACTTTTCCAATAACTCTAATTTACTCATTTTTGATATATCCATTTGTTTTGTGGTGTTAATTATAATATTGTTTTCTGTATTATTTGAAATCAATTTTGTTTTTAATTTAGTGTTTAATTCAATAATTTTTTCTTCAACTGCCTTGTCTATTAATGCTTTTATCTTATCTGTTTGTATTTCACAAGGGTTTTTACGAGTTAAGTGTTTATCATAGTGTGATTTTTGAGAAAAGGATTTACCGCATTTTTCGCAACTATATTTACCCATTTTTGATATATAGATTAATATATTATTTTTATATTATTTAACTAAATTTAACTAAAATAGTTTTTCATAAATAATATCCCGGACATAATGTATATTAATTTTATAATAATTTAAAGGAATATCCAATAATTTATTGGATAGTAACACCGTCCCTAAAATGCTGGTGTAGTATAGCGGTTAGTACACCTCCTTTACACGGAGGAAATCGGGGTTCGATTCCCCGCACTAGTAAAGTGGCTTAGTGGTCTAGTGGTATGATTCCTGCTTTGGGTGCAGGAGGTCCGGGGTTCAATTCCCCGCTGAGCCCAAATTCAATAATAAAACATAAATTTATTATTGAATAATGTATTATTTATTAACCCAAGAACCAGCAAAATGATGCACACAAACCACAGTATCTTTATCTAATTTATCATAATTTTCATTAAATGGTTGATTACATTTAATAGGATAAAATAATTTATCTGACAATCCGTTTGATGATATATATGTAGAATATTTTGGTAATAAAAACTTGCTTAACATACCAGGACCTGTTGAAAATAACACATTTTCATTTTTACAATTTGGTATAAGTGCTTTTACAATTATTTCCTTATATATTATTTGTTGTGGAGCAGAAATCATTATTGCGTTACTAACCCAGTCTTTATAGTTTGTAATAAAATGTGATTCTTTTGTAATATATTTATCAAGTGATTTAAAACATTCAAAATCTAAATCAACATATATTCCTCCATAATATAATAAATAAAAATATCGTACAGCATCTACTCTCATAATATTTTTTTCATAACTATCATATATTTTTAAAAACCAAGGGTAATAGTTTAATATGAAATTTCTATTATCATTATCATCATATAAATTAAATGTATAATCATTATTATATTTTTTCCATGATTCAACACATATTGGTTTAAATATATTATAATCTATTTCTTTTGTCGTCCAAGTTCTATGAAATGTTTTTGGTACTACTTCACTAACATTATATTTTAATAAAACTTGATATTCATGTTTTATAATTTCAAACTCCTTTTTATCTTTTATAAATTCTAATATTTTTCTACCTTTTCCACATGGAAATTTTAATGAATTTATATAATTTGGATTTTGTCCTCTTTCTTTGTCATTTTTTACCCATGGAGGTAAATAATTTATATTTATTGGTGTATCATCTATAAATATCATAGAATTATTTTTTAAATAAAAAATACCTGATTTTAATTCATTTAAAGCATGATTGGCACTTTCTTCATCATTATCAAATTTTGTATCTAAGCTATCTAAATATAATAAGTCTAAAAAATACGTCTTATCCATTAATGTATTAATACCTTCTATACTGTCTTTACTTATAACTGTTGTTTTTTTTGATGTACTTGAATTTACTAATTTTGCTGTATTTTTATTTAGTTCGAACGATATCACAAATCCATCATAGAAGTTTACAAATTTATCAAATAAGTATGTACTACTACCATTACCTTCCATATCATTCGGACCACCTCTAGCAGCACCTGTTTCAATTATACAATAATTTTTTTCCTTTTTATTTTCTAATTGTTTAAAAATTTCTAAAAAAGTATCTCTTCTTATTCCTAATTTATTATAATAATTTGGAATAAATACATCATTTATAAAACTCATTTAAAATATATAATATTTTTTAAATTAACATTTAACATATTTTTATTTTTTACTTTTTCTTCTACGTCTTCCAATCGGCGAAGGTAATTGTGAATAAGTATGTTTAACAGTCTTTCTTTTATATAGTCGTCTTCTTCTAGTTCCTCCTAATGATAAACGATGTAAAGGTGTAGGATGTTTGGGAATAACACCTTTCTTTTTTGTTTTTATTTTTGATTTATCTTTCTTTTTTCCACCTGTTCTCACCTTTAATGAAACTCTTTTTTTCATTATATATATAATAATTATATTAATATATAATTTAATTTAATTTAGTGTTTTCTTGATTTCTTACCCTTCTTGGCCTTCTTTGTTTTCTTGGCCTTCTTTGTTTTCTTGGCCTTCTTGGCCTTCTTTCCACCTCTTTTTGTCTTTCTAGAAGCACTTGATCTTCTGCGACGACGACCACCCTCCATAGAAAGCTCACCGTCTCCATCCTTCTCCTCATCGGGCATCATCATTTCATTTTGAACTGGGTCTTCAAGCTCGTCATCGCCGCCAAACCAAAAACCTCCTTTCAACGAATTTCTACGTTTAAGACTTGTTTTCTTTCTGCTAACGCGTATAGGCATTATATAGAATATATTTAGATTTTTTTTTTAAAAAATTATAATAATGTGCCTAAATTCTAGTAACTTTATTTTTCTTTAATTTAGAATAAATTTGTATTTAAGAATAAAATAATATAATCAGATTATATATTATGGAATTATTAATACCTATTGTTGCAGGTGCAGGTTTAATTAATATGCATCGCCAAGAAAAAAAGAAAGAAAGTTATGTAAATGTAAATAATGAAAATAATAAAGTAATTACTAACGCTAATACACCTAAAAATTACCCTGTAATTAGTAATGATGAACTTAGAGATTCAACTGTTCAGGGATATAATTCACAACAACCAAGAGATAAGTACTACAATAATGAAATTTCATATGATAATCAATATAATGATATAAATGTAAAAAATGTTAAACAATTTACTTCATTAACGGGAAACACCGTAAGTAGCAAAGAACTAAAACATAATAATATGCAACCGTATTTTGGTGCTAAAATAAGAGGACATACATCTGATTATAGTTCAAACGAACCTATTTTGGACCTTATGGTTGGAAGTGGTAGTCAATATGTTTCTAAAACAGAACATGCTCCTTTGTTTCAACCTCAACAAAATTATAATTATCCAACAGGGGCGCCTATTCAAACAGATTTTGTTCAATCTAGAGTTAATCCTAGTATGAGACATGCAAACTCAAAACCTTGGGAAGAAGTAAAAGTTGCTCCTGGATTAAATCAAGGTTATACTACAAATAGTTCTAATCAGGGATTTAACAGCGCTTTAGAAGCACGAGATTCGTATAAACCTAGAGGTGTTGATGAACTGAGAGCAAAAAATAATCCTAAACAATCATACTCGTTAGACGGTCATAAAGGTCCTGCATCATATTATATTAAAGAATATGCCAATAAAGCAAATGTTGGTAAGGTTGAAAAAAATAGACCCGATAGATTTTACGATGGTATGGAAAGTATGCAATCGGATAAACATGCTTTAGGATGGGGTTTTACAACAACAGGTTTAGAAAAAGGTCAAACTGCACGCAGTAATATTGAATTAAAACATGAAAATCGCTCTAATACAACAACTGCATATGAAGGTATAGCATCATCACATGCCAAAAAAGCATATATTCCAGGTGAATATAGTGATAGTCGCAGAGAAGACTCTAAAACAACACCACTTACATCTGTTAATGCTATTGGTAGAGCTCCAGCATCTGAGGGTGACTATGGATTAAATTCTATTACTATTGAAGAGAATAACCGTACATGTAACGATGATGCGGGATTTTTTGGTGCTATTAAAGGTGCTATGGGAGCAGTAACTGCTCCATTTATGGATATGTTAAAGCCATCTAGAAAAGAGGGATATATCGGAAATATCAGACAATATGGTAATATGTCCATGCCAGTTAATGCTACATATAATAATAATCCTAATGATAAACTCAAAGTAACAAATAGAGAAATGGATGTTTGTGCTGAAAACCATCTTAATGTAGAAGGACCTAGAAGTGGTGCTTATCATTTAAATACACATAATGCTTATTCTGATAAAGTCAATAATCATATAGAATATATTGGTGCAGGAGGAGGAAGTGGTGTATCAAATGGGCATACATCATATGATAGTGCTTCACGTGCTAATATAAATCAAAGTAAAGAAGCTTTAATGGCTTCCAGAATTAATCATGGAAATAGTAATCATGTTGTAAGAAACGTCAACTATAATACTTCAAAACTTGACTGTGATAGAGTTAACACATATCTTGGACCAGCAGGTAGTGCATTAACTACTACTCCACCAAGTGTCAATAATATGGGTTATCAAGACGCACCATATCAATTAAGACAAGACCTCGCTGTTCAAAGGATCGAACCTAATATTCTTGAAGCATTCAAGAAAAATCCATATACACAATCTCTTACATCTACTTATTAATTTTTTTAATAATAGTTTAAACATTTATTTTAAAATATTATTAACTATCATGCAAAAGTTAGATATTCATACTGATATTATACAAAAACTTGATTATTTTCTTAAGGAATCAAAAATTCCTAATATTATTTTTCATGGTTTGTCTGGTAGTGGAAAAAAAACTATCGTTTTTGATTTTATTGATAAAATTTATGATAACAATAAAGAAAAAATTAAAGAATATGTCATGTGTGTTAACTGTTCACATGGTAAGGGCATTAAATTTATTAGAGAAGATTTAAAACTATTTTCAAAAACAAATATTTCATTTAAAAATAATAATTTTAAAAGTATTGTTTTATTAAATGCTGACTGCCTTACTATTGATGCACAATCTGCACTAAGAAGATGTATTGAATTATTTACACATACTACTCGCTTCTTTCTAGTAGTACAAAACAGATTCTCTTTATTAAAACCCATATTAAGTCGTTTTTGTGAAATATATATTCCAGAAAAAAAAATCGAAGGTTTTGTTAATTTACATCAATACAATCTTAATACAAACTCAATATATAAATCTTACAGAAAAAAAAACATAACTTCTTTTAAAAAAATTGTTAATGACCAATATATATATAATATTAATGATATTATTATATTAGCAGAAAATTATTATCAAAAAGGTTATTCCACATTTGATTTTATTGAACATTTTGAAACTAGTAAAACTAATATTTCAGATGATAAAAAATACGAAATTATTATTTTTTTCAATAAAATTAAAAAAGAATTTAGAAATGAAAAACAATTATTATTTATGTTGTTTTATTTTATTTATTTACGTTCTGATTTGGATTTAGAAAATATATCATTTATTTAAGTATGGATGATTTTTCAGTTTCCTCCCTGCATGAATCAAAAAACGAATGGTGTGCTAGATTACTTACCACTCTAACCCCATGTATTATTAATGGATTTAATTCAATTTTTAATGAAGCATGGACATTATGTTCCGAAAATGATGAAGAAGATAAATATCTTATGACATTTCAAAATTTAATTACTCAAGTTCCAAAATGGAGTAATGCTACTGTTGAGGAAGAAGTCAAGCGAATTATTGAGACTAGTGGTTGTGGATATATTAATGATTTAATTACTTGTGTCCATATCATTCACTTAAAACTATTAACTAGTGTTAGAGTAGGTAATCAACAAAAAAAAATTGACTTGGCAATTCCTAAAATTAATATTTTTATTCATAACTGCTATATTCAATCCGCTAGAAAAATTTATACAAATGTCTATCTTTTTGATAAATTTGTTAATTCTTTACAAAAACAAAAGAATAATAGAGAGTTAGAAATCATTATTCAAGAATGCATTCTTACTACTATTAGAGAAAGTTTACCCATCGAAACTATTTTGAAAAATTATATTGATGAAACTGCTGAAGAAGATATTATTGAAGAAATTTTAGAAGAAAAAATTGAAAAGAAAGAAGAAGAACCCAAAGAATCTAAGAAAGAAGAAGAACCCAAAGAATCTAAGAAAGAAGAAGAACTCAATAAATCTAAGAAAGAAGAAGAATCCAAAGAATCCAAAGAATCCAAAGAATCCAAAGAATCCAAGAAAGAAGAACTTAAAGGAGGAGATTCTACTACTGAAGAAAAAGAAAATGTATTCTTAAAAATTAATACTGACGACGAAGATACCGAAAATCAAATTATTAAATTTAATGATACAGACAGTATTCTAACTGGTGATGATAAAAAAGAAGAGGTCGAAGCACCTAAAAATATTGACTTCTTAGAAGAGTTAAACAAAAAAAGAGAATTAGAAAGTAAAATAAATCAAGATGATGATGATGATGATGATGAAAAACTCGTTTTAGGAGATGATATACCTTTAAGTGATCTTGACTTTAGCAATATCAGCGAATCTATTGACAATAAACCAGATATTCTTCTAGACAATCTTGAAATTTTAAACTAATTCGTTAATTTTTAATTAATCTATTATTACTTTTTCTTATGGATAGCTTTACCATTTCTATGATTGTAACAGCTTGTTATTTAGTATTTAAGTTTACCGAATTAAAGGTTACACAAAAAGACCTTTTGCCAATTAAAGAGTTATTTAAGGAAAGTTTTATTATCTTTATCTCTTCTCTTGCTGCTTTTTTTATATACGAACAATTTTACGAATCGTCCTCTAAAGGAGGAGGTGTTAGTGTATTTACTGACAAAGCCGCATTTTAGTCTTTATAAATTTATATTATATTTAATATAATATAAATCCTATTTACACGTTATTATCATTTATATTTATTATTCATTTGTATTCATAGTTTCATCAGCATACATTTTGGGTATTTTATCTATATCTAAGTATAAAATATTTTTATCGCGGAAATTATTACGTATCATCTTTTTTGCTACTATAAATTTAGAAAATATTGGCTTCTCCAATTGTTTTTCAGGTAAACAATTGTTTACTGTACGAGCTATCATTTTATACAGTTTAAATTCTGGATATCTTTCATCTCCTTCACTTGTATATAATACGTTTCTACCTTTATCATCCATGCACCAATCATTTATTAACTTTGCTATTTCATCCTTTTTACATTTCATATCTATGTATTTTTGGCTATACTCATCTGCCATATTAAAAGTAAAAACATTATCAAATATTGAACATCCCAATCTACACAAATCAAAACTAAAATTCGGCATTATCTCCTTCTTCTTTTTATTTACGTAAATCCCAAAATTATACTGACTTGATGCATCCTCACCCCTTTTATACGCATCAGGACAATATACATATTTTTTATATTTGTATATGGATCTACCAAAATCTATTATTTTATAAATACGACCATACGTCGGTACTTTATAATATACCTCATTATATTTATAGTATACATATTTTTTACTTGTCTCTTGATACATTATATTATTACTATGCAAATCATTATGTGTAAACCAAAATGCTTTTTGATATATTATCAATATCATTATTATCTGAAATAATGCCGATACCCACTCATCCTTACCTAACCCATTCTCTATTAAGCTATCAAATGTATCTTTACAATTCTCCATACATATTAATTGTACTGGAAATTTATCTATCACTACATTTATGTCCAATTCCTCATCATCTTGTGAACATTCATCATCGGAATATTCATCCTCTTCACCATCTGATATTGTACCATCATCTGATGATATATCATCTTCTGATAATTCTCCTGTATTTACTGATCTTGATGAATTACTATCATCTGAATCTTCATCTAATGATATATTTTCCTTTAATAAATCCTTATTTATATTAAATACCGTCATTTCTTCCAATCCATTTACACTCTTTGTTTCTTCATCTTTAAATACATTTTCAAAATCCATCATTTTATCTTCTATCATAGGCTCTGCTGCATTATCATTCCAATCTTCCTCTATTTTCAACTTTGATTTATATTTCTTTGATACGTTATTCATCGATTTTATTTCATTTATCTTATCCATATCCCCACATAATCTGTAATTTCTATCTAGGTTATTCATAAAATATTCAGACTCTAACAAATAATCTATATCATCACCTATATTTACCTTATAATTATTCTTTATTCCCAATATACTACCATAGTAATTTATACCATGAAACATATTATAATCGTTTAGTAACAACGATGATATATAGGAAAATAAACTATCAGTGTATGATGTATTTGTTAAATCCATTATTTTTTCATGACATTTACTTTTACTATTCTTCGGTAAACTAAATATATCATCCTTCTCATATTTACCTGTTAAATATCTTGTTAAATTCATTATCGGAGAAAACTTTATAAATATTTCCCTTTCACTTTTTATGTTATTACTTACATCCAATAACACCGAATTAAATATATTATTCTCTTTATGTTTCAGTTCTGTTACTATTTCTTTTGATATTAACATCGTATTCTCATTATCTTCATCACTCTTTTTAAATAATGTTTCATAAATCGGTATATAATTTTGACAGTTTAAAACATTTCCATATTCCTCATCCAAGTTTTCTAAACTATTAAATAGCCCTTCATTTTTGTTTTTTAGGTAATTTAACATTACGATTTAATTATTTTTTTTTATGTCATTTTTAACTTATTACTACATTTATTAGTTCATTTATTAGTTCATTTATCAAAAAAATTAACTTAAACTATATTATGACCCTCGAACTTAAACGATTCGATATGAAAAAAATTAGTTTTAAGCCAAATGAAAACAAAGGCCCAGTTTGTGTTTTAATTGGAAGAAGAGATACTGGTAAGAGTTTCTTAGTTAGAGATTTATTGTATTATCATCAAGATATCCCTATTGGTACTGTTATCTCTGGTACTGAAGAAGGTAATGGTTTCTACGGAACACATGTACCTAAATTATTTATTCATGACGAATATAATACTGCTATTGTTGAAAATATTTTAAAACGTCAACGTGGTGTTTTAAAGCAAATGCAAAAAGAACAAGAAACATTTAAACGTACTACTATTGACCCACGCACGTTTGTTATTCTTGATGATTGTCTTTATGATAATGGTTGGGCTAAAGATAAAATGATGAGATTACTTTTCATGAACGGTCGTCATTGGAAAATTATGCTTGTTATTACTATGCAATACCCATTAGGTATCCCACCTAATTTAAGAACCAATATTGATTATGTATTTATTTTAAGAGAACCTTACATTACTAATCGTAAGAGAATTTATGAAAATTATGCTGGTATGTTTCCTACATTCGAATCTTTCTGTCAAGTTATGGACCAATGTACTGAAAACTATGAATGTTTAGTAATTAATAACAATTCTAAATCAAATAAATTACACGACCAAATTTTTTGGTATAAAGCTGACCCACATGGTGACTTCAAACTTGGTTCCAAAGAATTTTGGGAAATGTCCAAAAATCTAGGTGATGATGATGACGATGATGCGTATGACCCACAAGCCTCCCGTAAAAAATCTTCAGGACCTAAAATCAATGTCAAAAAATCTAAATGGTGATTTTTTATGTTGGAATAATATATACAATATGTCTGGATTTAAATATACTGAATTTAACACAGATAATCCTGATTATAAAACTAAAAAAAAAGATAGGGAGAAAAGGATGATTGTTGATGATCATGAGTACGTAATTCTTCTTCCAAGTGGAACTCAAAATGTCCAATGGAGTAAATCTCAAGAAAAATTTAAATCTGTTTATGATAAATTACGTGAAACTCATGCTGATAAATTAACAGGAGGTATTAATTTACCTGAATTACCTATGGCAGAAGGAGACGATGATAAATTAACTCCACACATTAGGGCGATTAGACAAGCATTTGTAGATACTGGATTAGGTTGGGGTTCTGGTGACGGATGCAAATTTTGGTATAAAAACTTATATCATAATTTTCCTTTGTTTTTAAATATTAGACCAATCGCTGGACATATCGTTAGAGCTAAGGCGGGCATAAAAGCTGCTTGTGAAAAGGAAGAAGCTGTCGAAGAAGCACCTACTGAAGAAGCACCAGTTGAAAAAATATCTGCTCAACAAGAATCTCCAAAACCAGCACCAAAACCTAGTGTTTCAAAAAGAGGACCTAATACTGATAGTATGGGTAGAATAAGCGTTGAATTTATTATACATGAAAAAAAACATTACGCTATGGAAAGAGGTGTAAATCGTATTTTTTTCTTTGATGATTGGCGTCAGCATGACCGTAACCCTCAAACACATTATCCTACACAAATTGGATACATAACAGGTGAGAGTATTCCTCCTTCTGGTCAAGAAATACCTTCTTCTATAAGTGTTATTGATGGATCAAAACAAAAAGCTTTTGAATATCCTGATAATTCAGGCTATCATATGATGGGTGGTAAGTTTATTTACCCACTAAAACCACAATATAAATTAGTAATAACAAAAAGTAAAGAAGAGTTTGAACAAGAAAAAAGAGAGGCAGAGTATAAAAAATTTGTAGATTCACTAAAAGAAGTTACATATAACGGTCATAAAATATATTATGCACCTTATAACGAAAGTTGGCACCAATTTCCATTATATGATAAACTTCCTGATGATGATGGTGACTTAGTATGGAAAAATATAGGAGATTATGACGCAAGGTCTGCCGCTGATATACCTGACCCTACAAATGATGATAACTGGGTTATTCAATATCACGGCTACAACCCCGACAGTAGTGATGAAGAAGATTCTGATCAAGAACCTCAAGAAATTCCCAAAGAATGGCAAAAGCAATTTTCAAGAAGTAAAAAATTACCAGATGGAACACCACGCCCATATTGGGTTAATATAAATGACCCAAACTATAAAAACCCAGACTCAAATATAAATGCGGAGAGTACATGGATTGAACCACCCGAAGTTAAAAAACAAAGAGAAGAACAAGAAAAATTCGATAGAGAATATGATGAAAAGCAAAGAAAACAAAAAGAAAGTGAAGAAAAAAGAGCAGCCGAGAGAAAAAGAATAGATGATAATAGGAGAAATAGAGGAAACGTATTAAGAGAACGAAGAAATCGTATGCTTCAAAAGGCAAAAGAAAGTAGAGGAGGAAAAAGAAAAACCAGAAGAAGAAAAAATGCTGGATCTGGAAAAGGAACAAAGAAATCAGTATCATTCGGAACAGGTACTAATTATGGAATAGCCCAAGGATTATATAATTTATCGAATACTACCAGCAACCCGGAAAGAGCAAAAAGGTTTTTCGATATGTCATTAGACAAAATGGAAAGGGGAAGTGACCCAAGAATTAAACAACAACGAAGTTATGATCCAAATGAACCTCCTAACAAAGTACGTAAAGTAAATGACAATAAAAAACCATCCACTGGTTATTCAATATTATCGAATCCAACCGCCCCTCTACCACCTGGTGTAAGACGAATGACACCTAAAGGAGGAAAAAGAAAAACCAAAAGAAGAAAAAATAACAGGAAAAAGAAGAGAACTATTAAACGCAGAAAGTAAAAAAATTGATTAATATTATGTTATTTATTTATATAATATATAAATAACATGAAAACCATTACGTATAACGGGATTAATATTATTGTTGGGCAAAACGCCAAAGAAAACTGGAATTTGCTTGATACAAATGAAAACTATCTTTGGTTTCATTTACGTTCTTTTCCATCATGTTTCGTTATCATTGAAGATGAATATCCAGATAATTTAACAGTACTTGAAGCTGCTACTATATGTAAAGAACATACAAAATATAGAAATTTAAAAAATTTAAAAATTAATTATACACCTGTTAAAAATTTAAAAAAAGTCGGAAAAGAGGGAACTGTTCAGTTTATTAGTAATAGACAAGTATCAACTATTTCGGTTTAACTAGTAATCTGCTCATAAAACTTTATTTTTCTACGAAGTGCACGGATTTTATATTCCTGTATAGTACATAATTTGGTTAATTCTTCAAGCTCAGTTAAATCACTTTTTTCTCTATAATCCACTTTTGGTTTTGCTGATAATCTTATAGATCTACGCACAAAAACTGGAATAGTTCTTTCCATATATAATATTATATTATGTTATGTATTTAAATATTTTTTATAATTAATAGTTAATGACTGTTCTTGTATGCAAACACAACGCAGGTTTTTTTTCATGCTGCAGCGTAAAATTAAATGAAATAATTAGTTATATTAATGCGAATAAAAGTATTCCTGAACATATTGATTGTACAAAATTAATGTCTTTATATAATCCTTATTGGTTATGGGAACGTCCATCTTTTGATGATATAACAAGTAATTTTTTTGAAAATATTAGTAATATAAATATTAATACAACAAAGCATTACAATTCATTATGGAAAATATCTAATTATTCAAATGAACATGAAGATATTATAAAAAAATATTTTACACCAACTGGTACAATCATTAATAATTCTAACAAATTAATTAGACAAAATAAAATTTTTGTTAATAATTGTATTGGATTATATGTTAGAATGACCGATAAACAGGAGGAAACGAATATTGGTAAATTTGAAGATTACAAAAATAAATTAAATGAAATATTAAAAAATGATCCAAAATTAAAAATTTTCGTTGTTACAGATTCTACTGATTTTTTAAATTATATAAAAGAAAATTTCGATTCAATTTTTATTAAAGAATTAAGAACAACTACATCACATATAGGAATACATAAATTTAATGAAGTTGGAAGATTTGAAAAAAGTGTTGTTGAAAATAATTATAATGAAATTATTAATTATTTGTTCCCAGCATTTTTGATATTATCAAAATGCAAATATTTTGTTTGTAACTCTAGTAACTGCTCTACGTGGACTGTAATATACCGTAAAACAACAAAAAATGTGTATCAATTTTTAAATGATAAATGGAATACATATAGATAAATAATTAATAATTACCGTTTTAAAAAAAATTGATATATATATTTAAAATAATTTAAAAGAAATATAGAAAATTAATTATGGATTTAAACCAAACAAAATTAACTAAAAGTGAATGGAATTCGGTCGAAAGACCTGTTGATAAAGATGAGATGAAAATTATCAAGTTAATAATAAAAGGTTTTTATAACACGGAAATTAAATATAACGAAAATTTATCATTAATTAGCTTCATTAAAATCAGTGACGTTAATGACGCTATGCATTATCATTTATTTACTATTCATTTCGTACCTTTGATCGAATCACTAATTAAAAAATATAATATTGACTATACTATACCTTCAAAACCAAAAAGTTGTAATACCCTTAAAAAAAGTGACTCATTTAAAATTGAAAATAAAGACAAGGAATATATATCCAATAACTGTCATACTATATTTGACTTTACCATTATTGAAGTTATTACACATATTCTAAAAAATAGGAAGAAGAAATTACCACAGTGGCAGTACTTTTATTATACTCTTTCACAAATGAAAATACAAACTATCGAAGGTGTTAATACATTTGTAATAGAGTTCCAAAATTATATTTTGGATTCATACCTATCAGAAATGAAAATTGAAAGCATTATTGAAAATTCTCAAGAATATATTGAAAAAAACCAATGTTTAATCCATTACTCAGATATTAAATTATATGGTCATCAACAACAGTTATTCAACATATTTAATAAAGATAAAGTTTCTAATAGGAATCTTGTTCTATATATCGCACCTACTGCTACTGGTAAGACACTATCTCCTCTTGGTCTATCTGAAAAATACAAAATTATATTTGTTTGTGCCGCTAGACATGTTGGTATTGCTCTTTCAAAATCTGCTATTTCTGCTGGTAAAAAAATCGCATTCGCATTTGGATGTAATGATGCTAGTGAAATCAGACTACATTATTCAGCTGCTGCCAGTTATGTTAAACACCACAAAACAGGTCAAGACATTAAATATAAAGATGGCAATAAAAAGGTCGATAATAGTGATGGAAGCAAAGTTGAAATTATTATTTGTGACCTACTTTCTTATGAAGCATCTATGAATTACATGCTTTCATGGAACAAACCAAATGATATTATTACATATTGGGACGAACCCACCATTACACTTGATTATTCTGAACATAGCTTTCATGAAATTATACAAAAAAACTGGTCTATCAATCTCATACCTAATGTAATCTTATCGTCTGCTACACTTCCTAACGAAAATGAAATCGATACCGTTATTGAAGATTTTGAAGATAGATTTAAATTCACTTATAACAGACGTCTTATTGAACTAAAGAAAAATAAAAAAGAACTCGAGGAACTTCTTGAATCATTAAAACAATCATCCGAATCATCAAAACCATCAGATTATAATGACTATATTGATATATATGTCAGCAAGATTGAAAATATTGATATTGAGATAAATAAGCTTCAACAAAATATTGATACTCCTACAAATGTTTCTGTTATTAAAAGTTATGAATGTAAAAAAACAATTTCTATCATTAATAAAGATGGTTATGTTGAATTACCGCACTTATTATTTGATACATATAAAGATTTACGAAATTCTGTTCACCACATTAGAAATAATAAAACTATCCTAAGATATCTTGATCTTAATGAAATATCTAAATTTATTATATGGATTAATAGAAAAAAAGAAATGTTTGATTCTTCTTATCATATCTCTAATGTATTTCAAACTATTGAAGATGTTAATATGTTGAACATTAAATTAAATTATCTTAATATTCTTGACAGTATTAATAATAGTCTTTACAAATGGACAGTTATTTACAACATGTTTATTGGTACTCGTATTTATAAATTTACACCTAATCCTAAAGGTATTGAGTCAGATAATTTGACAAAAGCACATAGTTTTGATAGTAAGACTTCTAATAATAGTAATATATTCGATTTTAAAAGAACAATTAGTCATGACATCACTAGCAAACATATTAAATCTTCTGGTCTTGTTAATATTACTACTTCTGACTCTTATACATTAACCGATGGACCTACTATATATATTGCTAGTGATGTTGATAAAATTGCTAAATTCTGTTTACATATGGCCAAAATACCTGCTAATATTATGAAAGAAATTAGTGATGCTATTACATTTAATAATACTATTAACAATAAACTTACTAAACTTGAAAAAGATTATGAAGATGCTATGGCTCCTTTTGAAGAAAAGGAAAAGAGAATTAATAAGGATACTATACCTCCCGCTATAAAGAATATGAGAAATGAAATTAATAACCTCACTAAACTTATTAAATCTGTTACATTACCAGATGTTTACATCCCTAATAAAATTGATCACTTAAATAAATGGACTAATTTATCATCTTCATCATCTTCATCATCATCTCCTTATACATCTAAGATTATTGATTCTGACGTTGAAAAGGTGATGGCCATTAAAGATGTTGATGATATATGGAAGGTTTTACTTTTACTTGGTATTGGTTTATTCTCACAAAGTACTAGTATCACATATACTGAGCTAGTTAAAGAATTTGCTATTAACCAGAAATTATATCTCATTATTGCTGATGGTGATTATATTTATGGTACTAACTATCAATTCTGTCATGGATATCTCAGTAAAGATCTTATTAAAGATTTAACACAAGAAAAAGCTATTCAAGCTATGGGACGTATTGGAAGAAATAAATTTCAATTAGATTATACTATACGATTTAGAGAAAATAATATTATTAGAAAAATTTTCCTTCCTGATGAGGATAAACCTGAAGCTAGAAATATGTGTCGTTTATTTAGTACTGACTACTCTCTTTTACACTAATTTCATTATATTATTTATATTTATTAATAATTATAAATAATTATTTTTTATTATTTATAATTTATAATGACCAATAATTTCTCTACTTTTAAAAATGGTAATACTCATTTATTATTCAAACAATATTATACACCTGACTTTATTAACAATATATATGAGATTATACGTCCTATGTACGAATCTGAAATTACTGATAAAACTAAAATGTATAAACAATTAAATCATAATACAAAAGGTAACTATAATTACACTTTAAATTCTAAAAATACTCCTGATTTTAATCATTTACAAACTATTCTTAATGATTTTAATACTCTTATTAGAAATGAACTTATTATTAACAATAATTCTTTTGTTAACAGAAATTTCTCTATTAATTTAACAGAAGTTAATTTATGTATTACTAGACAAAATACATTACCTACTAATATTGTTAAAACACAATATATTAATATTTTTATTCCCTTACATAATTTTCCTAACGGAACAGTTACTATATTTAAGGATGCTGATGATATTATCCAAAAATATTATAATATTGATCATGATAATAAAATTATTAATTATGGTAATCCCTCTAATTATGAACAAGATGATATTAATGAATTATTAAATAAAGAACTATATATTGACACATTTGTAGGTGATGTTCTTATTATTAATAATGGTGTATTCTCAAGATCTATTCCTAATATGATTGATTATGACCGTTACTGTCTTCAATTATTATATGATATAAAAATTTAAAAATATATTATATTACTTTATATGACAACTAATTACTTTAAAGATAATATATTATCAACAGATTATAATAAATATTCTTATGAAACCCTTGATAAAACTACTCAAGAATATATACAAAGTTATGCTAAAATTGAAACTATCATCGCGCCAAATTTAGAAGAACTTATTACTATGGTTGAATTCTTATATAATAATAAATATACAGGTGGTGTATTTAAAGATGATATTAATATAATTATATTTAAAGATGACATTTTTGATAACACATATTTAGTTAACAAACTACCTATTATCATTAATACTGCTCTTGATAATATATTTTATTTAATTAATAACAACCAAAAGTTGTTAAATTCTATTAAACAAACAAAAAGAACTCATCAAAATATTTATAACTATTTCGTAATTTTATATTCCAAATTTTTTAAATTAATTATGCATGAAAAACATTATTATTTAGCAGGAACATTATATCATAAAGAACAAAGTATTAAAGATGAAATAACTTCATATTATGAAGAATGGGAGAAAAAAATAAAAATAAAAGAAGCAATTAATGATTATAGTTTTACAAAAGGAGGTGAGTATTATATAATTAAAAAATTATTTTATGAGCCTGAACCTGAACAAGCAGCATCACAAGGGTTTCATTCTTTATCATTACCACCACCACCACCACCAAACATAAAAAAAGTAATTCCCAAAGAACTGACGAGATGGAAGAAAACACAAGCGAATAGGAAGCAAGAGAGGCAAAAGATGCAAGAGATGCAAGAGAATAAATAGCAAGAAAACATACATCCTCATACTTAATAAGAATTACGTATACTAATTTCGATTATAATTGATTTACATATTAATTATATTTTAATATATAATATAATTAATTAATATGAGTGATACAACTAATAAAACAATTTCTCACAAATTTGAGTTAGCTGAAGCAGATCTTAATAACTTAAAGCAATTACTTTATAACAAACAAGATGAGATCATTTTACTTAAAGATAAAATTAGAATAGCTGAAAAAAATCTATGTTATTTATGTTCGTTAGAAGGACATAATATGGTTAGAGAAAGAGAAGATGGTATGTATGGAGATACATATACCTTCTGTACTAAATGTAATTATCATAATTAAACCTTTTTGGTAATACCCATAAATAGTTGATATCCTAATATACTCGCAAAATTTATCCATATAAAGTATGGTAAATAATTATACAAATATTGTCTTACTTCACTTTTAATTAGTATTGATATTCTATATACACCAAAACACAATAGAGATAACAACGTTATCATACCAAAAAAATACTGATTATTTGTTCTTCCTTTTACTTGTTCATTAAAACGAAATATATATAACCAAAGTCCTTGAAGTCCTGATTCAATTAGTGTATCTCGTGCAATTATTTTTTTAAGTCCTTCTGATATTTTTGGATTTGTTAGTATTGAATAATTCATATAGAATAATGATATATATAGTAAAGGCCAAACTATTCCAAATACATATCCAGGTGGCTGCCATAATGCTTTATCGTTGTCTTTTTCAAATTTATTTACATCTAATACTGTAAATGGTAATGATATTAAAAATGGCGACGCACTTATCGCTATATTTTTTATGATACTTGGTTGGATATTCAACATATATAAAGTATATATTAAAATTATATTCAATATATACTTTTCTGCTTTTATTTTTTTTCTATAGTTGTTTCCTTCGCTATTTTTCGTATTATTCTATCTATATTTTTTTCTTCTATACTTCCTCCACATTCTGATGATATCTGATGAAATTGATCCGCTTTCGGAGTATGTGGTACTTTACATTGAGGATTTTCATTTATCCATCGTCCAAATTGTTTAATGTTATTCTTTGATATTGTATCTATCGCTTTTTTCATATGGTCTCTTCCTCTTTCTCCTTTCTCCCAAGTACCCTCATTTTTTACGTAAAGTGTTTCTCGTTTTGTATCTGTACAGTGTATAGGTCTTTTATCCTCATCCATCTCATCTAAGTTTTTGATAAATATATTTGAAATCCCTTCTACATATCCCAAACTTCCTTGGGTTTCCAGATCTGATAATTGTAACTTTATTTGATTTACAAAATCTTCTATATTCATCGCATCTTTACATTTCTCATTTAAGAATATATTCAAGTTGAACTGATTATTTGTTGTGTTATTTGTTGTGTTATTTGTTGTGTTTCCTAACTTACCTTCCTTAATAGCAGTTGATAATGCTGTTGTCAATATACCTACTTGTTCTGTAAGTTTTGCAATTTCCTTCTTATCATTCTCATTTTCTTTTTCATTTGTTGTTTGAATATTTTTATTAACAATAGTACATTTTTTCTTATGTCTAGATAATCCCGATGAAAATTTATATGAAGACCCACATTCACAGATCCATTCTTTGGGTAGAGATGATACATTTTTATCCTCAATTATCTTTTTATGTTTTCGTGTGGATAAATGTCGATTATAATCCTTTTTATTGCTACAACTAAAGTCACAACATTCACATATAAATTCTTTTGGGGTTTTTGGGGTTTTTAATGTATCCATAATATATGGTAATATTATCATTTACCCCTAAATACTTTTAAAATAAGTTATTTATTTTTGCGGAGAAATAGCGGAGCGGATTTTTATCTGATGTTTTTTCGAACATTAGAGAACAAATAAAAAACATCCTAGTTATCTATTTTACATCACATATCATAATTATTATCATATATCAAGTGATGCTTTTTTATGTTCTCATGTTCTTTTTTTTAGAGAACAAAAAAACGCGTTTTTGAAAATGTCCATTTTAAAAATGGGTTTTTTGATAAATGGACATTTTTGGATAATTGGGGTAAATGGTAAAAAAAAAGGGGTAAATGGTAATTTTAGGGTAATTTTGGGTAATTTTTGGGTAATTCAAAAAAATGTCCAAAAATTTTTGCCCAAAATCTCGAATTTTTGAAAAAATCGCAAAAATGTGTTTTTGCTAGAGAATGCTCTTATTTTCGATTTGATTTTTTCAACTTTGTTACTGAGAAATTTTTTCGGGAAGATTCTATTTTAAGAT